TTGCAACATGACGCTAACAGGGCCGAGGACGTCGATACGGAGTCGGAAGATCATTGTGGTGATAGTTTCAGATATGCAATGATGTCACGTCCTTACGTTCGTGATATGGAAAGGCAGAAGCCGCGCGACAGTTGGGACGCGGCGTTCAATCGAGACGACAACGAAGTGCGTGACTGGAGGGTGGCGTAATGTTTGAGAATATCACGCTCCACGAAATGAACCTTTCAGTTCGTGCCAGGACCGCGTTGACTTATGGGGGTCTCCGGACTTTGGACGTGATCGCCAGTAAGACCGGCTGGGAACTTTTGCGATTACCAAACTTTGGTCAGCGTTCTCTAAATGAAGTGATAGACGTTCTGAAGTCTTACGGTCTGAAGTTAAAGGACAATCAGCTGTCAAAGCCTGACGAACTGTTAACCATCGAACATTCCATCGAATATCTGGATGTGGTTCAGAGGCTTGATCGTATCGAGCGCCTCTTGTTGAAGCTCCTTGGCGATGCTGGCGCTGTTCCGGATCGGAGGGTGGCGTGAGCGTCGTGGAGTGCATCCGCAAACGGACGTTTGATAGCGTGGCCGGGTTTGGACCTGTTAGCGGGCTGACTAACGCGCCTCTGGAGGACAATGAATGACTGACATCCGCACATTATCCGGCGCGGAGTTCCAGCGTTCGGTGCGCGACGATCCGGACAAGTGGGCCGACGCGGCGATGGTGGCGGCCGAGGATCTCGGCTTCAAGATCGATCGGGATTGGATACGATCGCTGCTCGCCGACGCCATGGCCGCCGCGCGCGAAGGCTCGATCCACGAAGTGATCAAACGGGACACTTACCCGTGAGTAAACATGACGACGAGGTGATGCTCGACGCCTACAACGAAGGCCTTGAACTCGCCGCCCGGTTGCTGAAGGCATTGGGCTGCGACGACCCAAAGCAGGCAACGCAGGAACAGATCGACGCCGTCATGTCCGCCATCCTGGCGCCCATCGCCGCCGGGGGCGTCAAGATCACCGAGAGACAACTCAAGGCAGACCACCGCAAATTGACCTGGCTTAAAGCGCGGCGGGTATCCTGATGTCCCAGGCCCTCTACCCCGATCCGCCGACAGACCCGGAGGCCGCCGAGGCATCCCGGCCGAAGGGCGGCCCCGGCATCGCGTTCGACCGCTACCCGCGCGATCTGGACGACCTCCACGCGCGACAGGTCAGGTGGTTCGAGGACTGCGAGACGGTGACCGCTGATGGAAGGCGGCTGTCGCAACGCGATCGTGACTACAAGGACGGCTACCAATGGAGTTCAGCGGAAAAGGAAGCGCTGAAGGCGCGCGGGCAGCCGGAAATCACAATCAACAAGATCGCCGATAAAGTCGAGTTGATGTGTGGCCTCGAGCGTAAGTCGCGCACTGATCCCAAGGCGTTCGCGCGCAACCCAACCGACGAGGACAAGGCCAACGCCGCGACACAGGGTCTTCGTTACATTTCCGACGACAACAACTTTCCGCTGATTCGCTCGGACGTTTATGAAAGCCTGATGGTAGAGGGCGCCGGTGGCGCTGACCTGGCGCTGGAGGACGACGGGCAGGGTGGCGCGAACATCACCATAACTCAGGTGCCGTTCGATCGCCTGTTCTGGGACCCGCACTCGCGCCGGTTGGATTTCAGCGACGCGCGCTACAAGGGCATCGTGATCTGGATGGACCGTGATCAGGCATATGAAACGTGGCCTGACGCGGAAGACCTGATATCCGACACGTTCGCGACACAAACCGGATCTTACTCCGACCGGCCGAACGAAGTGGTCTGGTGCGACAGTAAGCGCGAGCGCGTCCGCATCGTGCAGATGCACTGGCAGGAGAAGAATGAATGGTGGGTCTCCACGCTGACCCGCGTTGGCTTCCTGGCCGAACCGATGAAGTCGCCATTCCGGGGTAACAAGGGCAAATCAACCTCCGGCCTCATCATGGCGTCCGCGCACGTCGATCGGGAAAACAATCGTTACGGCATGGTCCGCAATCTCATTTCCGTGCAAGACGAGATCAATAAACGACGCAGCAAGGCGCTGCATCTTCTGAGCGTGAGGCAGGTCATCGCGGAAGATGGCGCGGTCGCGGATATCGACAAGGCGCGGCGGGAAGTGGCGAAGCCGGACGGGTTCATCTCCGTCAATCCCGGCATGAAGTTCGAGATACAGGAAGGCGGCGAACTCGCCCAGGGCCAGTTCAAATTGCTGGAACACGCGACGGGGGAAATGCAGGCGTCCGGGCCGAACGCGGCGATGAGCGGCACCGATCCGCGGGAGTTGTCGGGCCGGGCCATCCTCGCGCAGCAGGCGGGCGGTGCCGCGACCCACGAGCCGATCGCCGATACGCTGCGGATGTGGAGCAGGACGGTCTACGAAGTCGCCTGGATGGCCGCGCGTCAGTATTGGACCGCTGGCCGTTTCGTACATGTGACGGACGATCTTGGTACGACGAAATACGTTGGCATCAATCAGCCGGTGCGCGTGATGGACGAACTGGCGGCGATGCCGGAGCAGCAGCGGGCGCAGGCGATGCAGGCAATGCAGATCGTGCCGGGTGATCCTCGGCTCGAACAGGTGATCCGGATCGACAATGACATCACCGATATGGACGTGGATATCACGATCGAAGAGGGCATTGATGTTCCGAGCATTCAGGCGGAACAGTTCCAGGTGCTCATCCAGCTCGCCGGCACGCAGCCGGGTTTGATCCCGCCGGAGATATTGATCGCGTCGAGCAACCTGCGGAACAAGGACGAACTGTTGGAGATGCTGAAAGAGCACCAGCAGGCGGCGGCGCAACAGCAGCAGACCGTGCAGAAGATGGCGCAGGACAAGGCGCAGGCGGACATCACGGCGCAGCAAGGCAAGGCGGCGGCCGACTTCGCCTTGGCCAAGGAGCGCCAACACGCGGTGGTACATCACATCGCCGACGTGCATGGCATGTTCAACGACATGAACGCGCAGCCCGACCCGCCGTCCGATCCGGGCACCGTGGTGCCGCCGGAGGTGCAGGCGATGATGGACGGGGCGAACCTGCGGGGCATGCACGCGAAGGCGGCGGTCGACGAGGCGCGGGCGAACGATCTGCGGCACAGCGCGGTGCAGCGGATCAACGATGTCATGGTTGCCCGGCAGAACGCGCTGGCGCCGCCGGAGCAGCCGGGAGGTGGTCCATGAGCGAGATGGTCGAGCGGGTGGCGATGGCGATCGCCAAGTGCGCGCCCGCCATCGATCAGCGAGCACCATATGCCAAAATCATGATGCTCGAGGCGGCGAAGGCGGCGATCAAGGCGATGCGCGAGCCGACCGAGGCGATGATCGAGGCAGGGCAGGAAGGGGAGCTTGGCAGAGCGGAGTCCGTGGAAATGATTTACACGGCGATGATTGATGCCGCGCTCGCGCCGCCGGAGCAGCCGGGAGGCGCGCCATGAGCGACGGGCAAAAGGCCACCGTCACCGCCGCCATCAAGAGGTTATTGTCGAAGCGTCATGTGGAAGCCGTGAACGGCTTGAATTGCAGCTACATGTCCAGGCTCGGGATCGTCCGTTACTTACTGGACCTCGGTATCGCGGCGCATAATGAGAAAACAAAAGGCAAGGCTCCTGGGCTTACACCAACCGAGTGGGACGCCGAGTTCTTCGCAAGCTACGTGCGAAATAACTATTTCACACGATATATGAACACTGACGAAGGTGTGGTGAAGCCGGAACAGCCGGGAGGATCATAATGACGGATCGGTGGGCGAAAAGCCGTCTGTTGAATGACAAGCTGAATGTCAGTGAAGCGGTTGCACGCCTGGCGTATGGCGATAAAAAAGTTGCTGCCCGTGTCTGGCGCTTTCGCAAACGCGCCAAGGCAGATCCCGATCTATGGATCCGGCTGTATTCTGAAACAAGTCCGTATCTGTGGTTGATGTCCGATGTCCGGTGACCTCGACGCATTCCTGAAAGGCGGCAACCCGCCGGAAGCCACGCCACCAACCTCCACGGACGGCGGCACAGCCGCGCCAGCCAGTGGTACGGGTGATGTAAAGCCCGACCCGGGAAAGCCCGACCCAGGTCAAGCAGCGCACAAGAATGCGGCGCCCGCGAAGCCGGCCACCACACCGGAGCCGGACGACGACGCGGAGCCGGGCGATCCGGAGCCCGGGCAGCCGATAGTTCCGCGCACGGCCTACGAGAAGGAACGGGCCAGGCGGCAGAACTGGGTCGAGCGGGCGGCCAAGGCCGAGGCGCAGCGTGACGAACTGGTGAAGCAACTTGAGGACGCGAAGAAAGGCCCGCCACCACCACCGCCGCAGCCGCTGCCGCCGATCGACCCCGCTACGGACCCCGAGGGCTACACGCGCCGGATGCGCGGCGTGGTGCTGAACGAGCGCCTGAACACCAGCGAGATGATGGCGCTCGACAAGCACGGCAAAGAGGTCATCGACCGCGAGACCGAGTACTTCAAAAAGCGTGGCGAGGCCGAGCCAAGGCTGTGGGCCGAGCTGTATTCGCAGCCGCACCCTTACCAGTGGATGATCGACAACAACGCGACGGCGCGGCTGCACGAGGAAATCGGCACCGACCCGGCGGCTTATGAGGCGAAGATACGGGCAAAGATCGAGGCCGAGCGGGGCGCCGATCCGCCGCCGGTGTCGCCGGTCGCCGGGATGCCGCCGAGCCTCGCGAACGCGCGGAGCAGCGCGCCACGGGGGATGAATGGATTTTCCGGGCCACTTTCGATGGATGATATATTGAAACGACCGGAGAGGCGGAGATGATCACGTTGTTGATCTGGCTGCTCGTCTTATGCTTGATCCTGGGCGTGATCGTCTGGGTGATCCAACTCCTGCCACTGCCTGCTCCGTTCGGCACGATCGCCATCGCCATTGTCGCGCTGATCTTCATCCTGGTCCTGGTCTCGATGCTATTGGGTGAGATACCGCTGCGCCCCGTGTCGATCAGGTGACCGACCTCGCTACCATGACCGTCATCCTCTACGCCGCGCGCCTCCAGCGTCGCGTGCCGGAAACGGAGGCGGAAAAGCGCGGGACTATCGCTGCCTGCCTCGCCGATGCTAAACTGATCGCGGCCGCCGTTCGTGAGGACGAGGCCGAGCTGGAGCAACCGCCGCCGTCGCCGGGCACAATCGGGCGTATCGCGGACGCGAAGGCAACCCGTCGCCGGGGTTGATACGGGCGCTGGGCACCGCTGGCCCTTAAGCAGCGCGACCCCGTCGCCGGGGGACTGATCGGGCGTTGAGCCGTCGCCGGGCTTTATCCGGGCGTCCGTTCACGTCCCCTCAAATCCCCGCGACAGGAGGCCCCCGTTGGCCGATATGAATGTGACTCCCGCCAGAGCGGGACTGACTCCGCTCATCTGGGACAGCGACTTTTTCACCGAGTACGTCCGCAAGAACCAGTTCGCGCGCTACATGGGAACCACCATGGGCGCGATGATCCAGGTCCGTGAGGATCTGACCCGCAAGGCCGGCGACACCGT